GAACCCATCCCAGCACCAGTTCTTAAGTGATGTATCTCGGCAGGTGATTGACAAACAATACAACCAAACTCCACCACCTTGTTAAAATAAGCACGTTCAGCCTTGGTCATTAAACACAAACCCATTCTCTGCTGCGTATCGTATGCAATTGTCCAGATACTCACTCATTGCTTTGGTGTCCTGCTTGGTGGTCGATAGTAGCTGTTTCGCTTCCTCACCATCATAGTTCACTACTTTAAATAGGAACTTGTAGCGCAGCATATCGTGTGTGAAGTCTTTATCGTAACCAAAGTGGTTTCCAAACTCGGTGACAAACTTCCAGTACAAGTCATTCTGCGAGTGTGATCGTGTTGACTTTCTTGGCTTTGCAGTTACAACATAACCTAGTGATAGGTCTAGCTGGTTAAGTTTAGCAATAAGGTTAGGCAGATTGCCTGGTGATAGTGAGAAGTTATTTATCATTTGCTTGCGCCTTTGCTTCATCAGCAGTCTTAAAATATCTAATGTTCTTATTCTGATAACTCAATCCGTATTTGACTGAACCATTGTTTATAAACTTAGCAATAAGATAATCACCACTCTTAATGCAGTAATCAGAAACTTTAGTCCAGATCATCTTCTGCCGATCTCTTTCAATACTAAATCAGCCAAGTTCATAATCTCAATGCTGTTTGATACAGATGACCCATCATCTTTAACCACGTTTGTAATGCCATGCGTTACAAGTTCATATAATCTCTTTTCCAATCTAACGCCCCACTTCCTCATGCTTAAGCTGTTATCAATCCTACGATCTAAGTCATTTGGTAAGTATTCAGAGTCACCGCTAGTGTGCAGCGATATTAACCAGCCTTTAATATCAAACGGTTGTCCATGAAATGATTTGCGTATGGTTAGTATTAGATTAACCAATTGCTCATGCTGCCGGTAACGATGCGTTATGGTTGCCCAGTTACCAGAATCAGCCCTGAAGTGTGCAGCACATAACCAATCATTGACTGGCCCACTGGTTGAGCTATTTAACGAGCCTGGCATGATGCAGCCGTAACACATACACATTCCATCAACTGACCTAGAACTGTTATCAACGTCTTGTTCTTTTTTAGCCCATTTCATTTTTTAGCCCCTTTGAGTTGTTTAATCTTATAGCTTTTAATAAAGGCGTGTTCCCACTCACCTTGGGTGCGCTGCATATTAGGTTGCGTTACCCAGTATGTCCTAAACTCTAAGAACTCATCAACTGGGTAATCATCACCAAGTTTCATGCCAGCAATCTTAGCTAATGTTTCAAAGCTATCAGAAGGTGTCCAATCACCATACATTGAAAACTTTTGACTTGAGTATGTAAACTCGGTAGGTGGTGGTGGATTTGCTATCTTTAACTCAATCACTCTACCACCTCCACCAACTGGTTCTTGGTTAATGGTTATTGGTTCTTGGTTATTGGTTAGGGGCGCACTTGGGTTATTTTCGGTTGCCATGTGGTTATTATCTAAAACCACTTGGGTTTTATTTGACGTATCTACTGGCTTACGAGGTCTGCCACCTAGCTGACCATTGACTCTATTCTTAGCAAACTGCACTCTGTAATGCTCTAGTTCTTTCTCAATACGGCTATGAAAGTAACCTAAATCAGTCAAAACAAAGAAATCAGATAGCACATTGGTTAAAAAATGTAACTCATCAGAACCCAAACGTAACCTACGCATAACCACTTGGGTTTCTTTGGGTATTGGCTTTTCATCTAAATAATACCAATCGATTAACTGTCTGTATATGCCATGTTCTAATATAGATAGATGCGCTGTGTCTGCACGATAATCACCTATATTAAATTGATAGTAGTGCATCTCAATATCCTTTCAGTAGCGGGCTGGATTGACTGCCCAGCAAGTAAAAACCACGCAGGAACGCAAACGGATAGTTACCGACTCCGCTAGTGAAAAAATACTGAAAATTGAATGTCATTTGATACGTTCCTTTTTTGGTATCGGGTGTCAATGCCGATAAGTCATACTAATTTAAATACTTTTAATTGTAAAGTAATCATTTATTGCCTGTTTAGCTTCATCAAACCCATAACAAACCACAGCTTTATAACCCATAGCAGTTGCCACAGTCATAAACTCTTTCTGGCTGCTGGACACCTTACCGCCCTTAACCTTCATCTCAATGAATAAGCCATGATACTCGGCTGCGGGGATCATTAAGAATAAGTCAGGCACACCAGCCATGCCACCCTCTGCTTTTAACTTAACTGCTGTGCCTATATGTCGGACACCACCGTTAGGGATAGCCCACAAGCATTTAGCAAACTTTGGGTACTGATAGCGAAACCATTGGATGGTTGCGACCTGCTCTGCGTGTTCTGTCATACAAAATCCATTGATTGTTGAGCCGTTCGTTTATCTTGAATTTTTATATACTCTGGATTTAGTTCTGCACCTAACCATTTTCTACCAAGTTTTTGCGCCACCTTACCAACTGTTCCACTTCCCATGAATGGGTCAAAAACAATATCGCCAGTTTTAGAGCCAGCTAATATGCAATATGTTGGCAGCTCCTCTGGGAATGTAGCAAAGTGTCCACCGCTTTCTTGACTGTTGGAGTTTGCAGGAATAAACCATACATCTCTTTTATTGCGTGTTTCAGTATATGCTCTAAATCCAGATTCTGATTGCGTTCCATCCATATTATGCCGTCTGCCACTATTTGCAGCTTCAACACCTTTACTGCCTCTAGGTGAACTTCCATCATTACTTACTGATTTTTCTTTAATTGCTTCATTATCAAAATAATATTTTTCATTTTTACTTAACAAAAATATATATTCATGGGATTTAGTGCATCTGTCTTTTACACTTTCAGGCATTACATTTGGCTTTGCCCAGATAATATCTTGTCTTAAATACCAACCATCAGCTCGTAATGCAAATGCAAGCATCCACGGTATGCCGATTAAATCTTTATTCTTTAATCCTTGCGATTTAAGCATTTTTGTATCACGCACTCTGCTTAATCCTAAATCCATAACGTGAGCATCTTCTCTTGTTGTGCCTTTAGCTAAAGTTTGTCCAACACTTTTGCAGTCTTTATGACTTGAATAACTATCGCCAATGTTTAACCATAGCGTTCCATCATCATCAAGTAAATCCCATAAGCATCTAAAGACTTCAACCATTGCATCAATATATGCTTGCGGTGTTTGCTCTAATCCTATTTGTCCATCCATTCCATAGTTACGCAATCCATAGTATGGCGGACTGGTTACGCAGGTTTGAACTTTTACACCATCAGCTATTAACTGGCGCATTACATCACGACAATCACCTACAATCGATTGGTTTATTATCATATTCATTCTGCACTCGCCTTAAAGAACACATACAGCGATTCAACCAAAGCATAGCTGCTATCACCGCCACTAGCTATCTTGTCCAGGCGATAACGGTTAATGCCAATCTCTGCAGCCACCGCTTTGATGTTTATCTTAGGGTCGTTCAGCTTGCGTCTTACATATTCTAATTGTGTTTCCATATTGCTCTCCAAAAACCGCATTATAATTTAAATTAAAAATAAATGTAATATATTTATAAAATAGGTTGCATTTTAGTTTTACATCATTTATAGTTCTTTCACGTACCAAGCAGGTGCGCTTTACTGGAGATACAAATGAAATACGTTAGAGCAAAATTTGATGATGATTTTTCTGAAACCATACCTTGCAACATTCCCGATCTAGTTGAGCAGTTCTTAATCAACTCACCAAACTTATCAGACTACGTTGAGGAACTAGACATCATCACCGACCAAGTGCTGGTGATTCTTTACGATGCTAATGACGATAAGCTGGGTCGGATTCGTGACCTTTACAATAAACGCATAAGCGAAATAGCATACTTTGTTGATGAAAACTACGACACCAACAAACACGCAGCTTGGCTTTTAGAACTAGCGATGGAGTAAATCATGATTGACTATAAAAACCACAAACCTAAAAAAGATTGGACACCAGCAATAGAAGGTGTTTGCTTTGTCCTTAGCATGGCTATGCTGGCTTTTCTTTACTTACTGATAGGAGATTAATATGTGCCAGGCACAATTCCAAGCAGAGGTAATGGATGAGTTATCCATTAACGAATACCAAGAACACAAAGCCGATCTGCAAAAACAGTTCAGCGATTATTTATACAGCAACTACTCAATATGCAACGGCACAGC